GTCATAGCAGCAGCTAAATTAGTTGCAGTTTCTGTAACAGTTGCTCCTATGGTAAACTGACCAGCACCTCCTCTAAGAGCTTTTGCAACCTGTGTAACTGTTGCTGTTACAGTGGATGCTCCAGGTGAGGGGTAATATTTAAAAGATACTACATAATCTACAGGAGGTAACTGTTTAAAAGTTATTTCTATTGTCTGTCTCATGACTATTAATTATTAGGTGTTTTATTATCAGTGAAGAAATCATCCCATAGAGAATCTGCAATATCATCTGCAAAATCATCTATCCTGAAATCATTTCTCTCCACAAAATGATGTTTATTATTAGCATAGATTGCGTAATCTATAGCATCTGTTTGAATGTTCATATCAGCAGCAAGTGTTGGTCTTTTTACCAATATACTGTCACGCAATCTTCCTGTTTTCACAGGAGCAAGTGCTTTTAATCCTGATTGATACTCAATCAAAAATTCTCTTAAACTACTTATTCTATTCTTAGTTTCCATTAGTTAGTTATTACATCAACACCATTGCTGATTAGAGTTGCTTTATCTGCAAGACCTGTTGCAGAAGGTACACCATTAGTTCCTCCTTGTAATCTAACAATATTATCTGTAGATAATCCTAATGAAACAGCTTTTGCTAATATAGCATCTACAAGAGCAGTACTTAAAGCATTACCAACCAGATTAATAGAATTTAAATTACTTTGTAACAGATTCACATTAATATTACTCAGACCAGTATTGTTTATACTTATAGCTTCTAAATTAGGTAATCCTAATGTTGGATTGAAGTTGGTTATAAGGGTATTATCTAAAATTAAACTTATCAATGATGTTGGTAATGCAATAGTTGGATCAAAAGTCACAATAGGATTATTACTTAAATTAATACTCTGTAATGTAGCAGGTAATGGTATAGTAGGATTAAATGTCACTATATCATTTTCATTCAAAATAAGAAGCTGTAAACTTGTAGGTAAAACATCAGGATTAAATGTAACAATATTATTATTCTGCAAATTCAAATGTATAACACTATTAGGTAATGGTATTGTAGGATTGAAAGTTACTATTTGATTACTGTTTAAATTAAGTTTAGTTAATGTACTTGGTAAAGGTATTGTTGGATTAAAAGTAACTATATTATTCTGACTTAAACCAAGTTCATTAAGACCTTCAGGTAAAGCATATGTAGGATTGAATACTGATATATTATTATCAGCCATAACCAAAGTATCTATAGTAGAGGATGTTAATGGAGCAGAAGGATTAAATGCTGGAATTTGATTAAAACTAATATCAAAGTAAGTAAGATTAGGTAAACCTGCATTAGTATCAAATGCTGTTAAATTTAAATTCTCTAAAAATAATATAGTTAAACTATCCATACCACCATGCAATGTTACTGTACTTCCTGTTATTACAACAGAAGTAAATGCTGCACCTACACCAGGACCCCAATAATCATCTAATTGAGTATTCCATTGTGCAACATCATTTGCATCAGTAATACCCAATGTAGTTAACATACCAGCAAAATCAGAAGATGTAAATGTTATAAATGGTTCAGCAGGTATAGGACATATCACATCTGCACATATAGGTTGACCACCTAATGCAGGTATGTTGCTATTAGCAACACCTGAACATCCATCTAAAGATAATACCTTAATCTTACCTTCAGTAACTGGATCATAATAATACCCACCTATCTCTAGCTGTTCAGTATTAATAATATTTGCTCCTCCAGATACAACACAATCACATGAATATAAATCCACTGTGTACATAAAGTTGCTGTTACAAGGAACTATTGCATCATCTATACAAACATCTACTGTATTTGGTATTGCCAAAGTTATATTAATTATCCACCCATCAACTAAATCCAATTCTCTGAATATAACAGGTACAGCTTCTGATACAGATAGTAACTCAATACCATCATTGTGTGTCCATCTGAGAGTGGCACATAATCTGTTTAATACTGCAAGAGCTGTGTTTAGTGTATCTATCTGATTATCATTGGATAACCATTTGGATTCCAAAGGTGAGTTCTTAGATAAATCTCTTTGGTCAAGTACTGATATCTCAAGAGTAACAACATTTTGCTGTGAAGAATTAAAATTAGAAGATATAGGATTAATGTGTGCTACAGGATATATAGCTTTCTTATATAAATCTCTGTAGTTATCCACACCAAATAATACTGTATGCACATTTACATCAGCCAGTAATATATCTTTAATCTTTTGTGTTATTTTATAAAAAGCTTGCATGTCAATATTATTATTTATTACTATTAATTCTTTTAGCATCTAACTGAGACTTTCTCTTGTAGAAGTTCATAAATGTCAGAAACTCATCTGCTCTGGAAGCAGTAACTTGGTTTATCTTTGTATAATCCTCATGAGCAGCCACATATAGCATAGGATACCATCCCATTTCTTTTGAAAATCTTTCTTCTTCAGATATACCTAAGCTATGGTCTGGTTCTTCATTGAAGTCTGATGAGTATAAGTATCCAAATGGTTCAATAAACTTTTCCTTAAAGTCCAAAAAAAAACCACAGCACCTAAGATTATTTTAAAATCTGTCTTCAGATATGTTTCAATGTACTTATCACTTCCTGTATATTCCTGTATAGAATAGGTCTTAAACCATTTCTTTTTAACAGGTCTATATAGTATAGACATAATTTGTTCCAGCTGTAAATCATCTTGTTTAAATAAAGCTTCTAAATCAATAAATTCACCAACTGTGATATCCTCAAGATTTGGTATGAAACCAAAACTCACACCATCTTGTTTAAATCTGTGTACTAAAGGAAAATCCTTCATATCTAATTCTTTATGAACAGCATTAAGAATTTCTTCAGACTCTTCAAGCGATATTTGTTTAATATCTTTACCTGTTATTAATCTTAAAGTTTCTATACCCAACTGTTCAGTATCCTTATGCTTCTTCTGAAGTTTCTGGATTTCCTGGTATTGTTTTAATGTGATTATCATCTTATACGATATTTGGTTACTGTTGGGTTCTTGAGTATGTGTGATACTCTATATCTCACTGCATCAATACAGTGATTGTACATATCTACAGGAGTATCAGACTTTCTATCTGACCAACAGTAGTTATTTAATTCTTTTGCAATATTGATAGAACTTGGTGTTACCACAAGTTTATAGTCTTGTAGTATCTTTATACCTTCGCCTATACTACCTGCACCTTTCACACAAGGTTTTATATTAACACCTTTACGCTTTAGTTCTTCAATTAAGCGTGGTTCTGAATTATCACCTATGATTTCTTTATTACCTACTGTATGTTTTATAGAGTCATATATCTCTGAAGTAGTAAGTCCTGCTTCATATAATTCCTCAGACAGGTAGATAATTTGCTTCTTTTTGTCAATTGCTACTTTAACAAGTGTGGTAGGGTCAGATTTAAATCCAAAGTCAGCACCAAATCCATATTCCAGGTCTTCATTAAACTCACCATATTCCCAGTTAGTGAATATTACTCCTTCAGCAGTATCTAACCATCCACCCATAATGATGTGATTAAACTTCAGCAGATTATGTAACTTCATTTCTTCTATCTCATTAAGATAACTCTCTGGAATATTTTCAAGATTATCTAAATACGTTGTATGAATATAAGTTACATTATCTTTTTTACCATTAAATCCTGAAGAAATTCCTTTACTTTCAAAGAATCTCTTGTATATCCAATGTGTTTTTGTACAAGGATTCAATATTAAAATTACTTTATTTGGTCTTAATGCGCTTCTTATTGATAAGTTGATCTTATCAAAAATACTTTCATCTACAAGTTCTTCTGCTTCATCCATAATAAAAATAGAAACTCCTTCTATAGATTTTAAATTTGCTGATTGAATACCACTGCTTGTTTTTATACCTCTAAAAATAACTTTACTACCTGTCATTAAACAGGTTATAGAGTCCTTAGTAATCTCAAAGTGTTCTTCTAATCCTAACATTTTAATCTTGGAAACAAATTCAGGAATAATACTTATGTGTGCTGATACTAATGTATATCTTGAATATAATATAGTATGATTATCTTCATAGAATAAAGTTAGAACACACCAAGTAGCTATAGAAAATGATTTAGATGAGTTTCTTCCACCAGTAACTATAAAATATCTGGAATCATTTTTAAATAAAGACTTAAACTTTTTATGTAAATTTATCTTAGGCATATTGAAAATCAGTTTTATTCTTTCTGTCACCAGTTAGATATCTTGATAATAATTTATATGATATATTATTCAGTTCTGCACATTGTTTTAAAGATTCATAACTCTCTCCTGTAATTTTATTTATAACTTTCTTATTACCAACACCTTTTAAGGAATCACTAAGTTTCTTACGTGTTTCTTCTGT